TTAAATTGTTTAACGACGTGGGAAGCCGACAAGGTTTCCGCCAATTCCGAAACCGGCACCTGTGCGGGCACTAACAGCCATGCTAGGCACGTAGGTGTCAAGAATACTGAATGTGGCAGCAGCGGTAAGAGCAATGAGAAGAACCTCATCGAGGTTAAGAGCGCGTTTTGGGATAGCATAAGCGGCGACAGCAACCATAAATCCTTCAATCAAATATTTAACGGCACGTTTCACGAGTTCGCCTAAGTCCAACATTCTATTGATTTCCTGAAGCATTATAAATAATAAGAAGAAAAAAATATATTATATAATTTTATAAACTTAAAATGAAATTATTATAAGGAATATATAATGGCTAAAGGATATGAGAAAAAAATAGATTCAAATGGTTCCAAAAACCCTAAATATGTTGATTTATTGGAAGAAGATAAACCAATTTCTGGACAAAAATTTGTGTGCGTATCTTTTGTGTCTCCCGAGAATATCCTAAAACAGAAAAACCAATTTTTTTTCAAAGAATTCCTAAAACATTTTGATTTCACTAAATCTGTAGACAAATTTACGCAGTTTTTAAATTTTGCATCATACAAGCATAATTTAGATTTTGACAAGATTATGGCGGATTACAAAGATTTCATGAAAAGTGAAAAAGGGAAATTTAAAGATACGGTTGTTGCAGATGATTATAAAACATTTTTAGATTCTAAAGAAGAAATATTAGAGCAAGAGTTTAATATTACACAACATTTTCAGACAGCCACAAGAGGGCTAAAGATTCGTGGGGCATATTCTACACAGCAAGAAGCTGAATTAAGGGCTAAACTACTTCGTGAAGTGGATCCAAATCATAATGTATATGTAGGACCCGTGGGCGTATGGATGCCTTGGGAGCCTGAAGCCTATAAGACGGGGCGTGTTGAATATTTGGAAGAGGAACTAAATCAATTGATGAAGGAAAAGAATGAGAATGATAAACGGGCGCGTGAAGTATTTGAGCAAAGGGTTAAAGATTCAAAGAAACGCGCAATCGAAGAAAATAAGAAATTAGCTAAAGAAACCGGAAACAAACTAACCCAGAATATCACAGCAGATGGTCAATTAGTAGGTGTAGCGGGAATGAATACCATTGAGACTACATTGAAGCAAAATGAAGTAGTGAGTGCAGCCGATATTCGTAAAGAATTATTCACAGGAGAGAATATTCGCACGAAAGGCGGGGAGAGTGCGCGCGACGAATTTGAAGCGCGGGACAAGAAATGGGATGCCGCGTCCACTATTCAAAATGCTTTCCGCGCGAAGAAAAGCAATGCTTAAAAATTGAATAATTTTTTTTGGTATTAAATAAATATTAAATAATAATATGTCTAAAGTATTTACTACCAAAAGCAAGGGTGCCAACCCTTCTAAAAAGAAGTCCTCGAAGAAATTTAAAAGATGTGACCTTGAAACATGCAAACGAAAATTATATTTAACGGATAGTACTTGCCGATGTAAGCACACATATTGCACCATGCATCGTTTGCCTGAAGTGCATTCATGCACTTATAATTTCAAAAATGAAAGCGATAAAGCATTTATGGAGAGAGTAGGATTGGGTGGTGGCGAAGTATGTAAGTTAGAAGTGATATAAAGTAGCATATTATAAGTAAAGTATAATGAGCCTGTATATTAATACTTTTTTTAACAAATGCACCTTTCCAAAATCTTTTTGGCACAATAATCATACAATCTTCGATGTCAATATTCATTATCTAGATGAATTGATTGGTATGGTATCCTTTTCCAATGGGAAAAGCGGCAAATGGTGGTCTCAATCTTGTGCATTATGGGACGACATATCGCCAACACTTAATGATGATGATGATACATTTTTATTTAAAGCAAAAAAAAAAAAGGAATTAATTAAATATCTTATAGAGAAGGCGACTGAAATCTATCAGAAGAACACATTGGTATAAGGCATTTAAAAATTAAAGCATATATATATATATATTATCATGGAAGAAGAACCACAAGAACCTAGTTGGTGGGAAGAATTACTTCATTTTTTTAGTTTCAGATGGGTATTTCCTCCTTTTGGATAATTACCATCTACTTTTACGCACATTTATTCTGGGTCCCTTTTTAATCGCATTCGGATCATATGGTTCATCTTCATCGTCGGACACAATATCTTGTGAAAGTGCCCAGAATTCTTTCGAACCCAATTTAAAATCGTCATGAGGTTCAGCTTTATACCAGAAAATTTGATCTTCTAATTTATTTGAACGTGCATTATTGCTAATCACAAGACATTCATAGTTTTCCGTGCATTGATCCATTACTTGACAAAAGGATTCAAAGGTGGGAAACATCCCAGCATAATTTTCATAAATACGTTTTCGGTTTGTGATATAGGGCTCTCGCAAAATAAATGTATAATCTATATTTGTTCTCAAATTTGGCGGAACACCCAAAGGATATTGCATGGTAATTGTTGTCATAATTTTCCAATGACGACCATTCATAAAAAGCAGCCTCATCATTTTATCTCTGGCCCAAGAATTATCCCAAAGGCAATCATCTAAAATAACAAAAGTTCGGGCATCAATATTTGAACGCCCAAACGATTCCTTTTCTTTTTTAATTTGTTTTAAGACTAACTTTTGTCGTTTTAAAACATTTTCAATAATAGCTGTATTGTATTCTTCATGAATGAACAACTTAGGTACCACTTTGGCATAAAATCCATTTCCCGATTCTGTACCGGAAATAACAGTTCCTATGGGAATATCTTGGTGATAATATAATAAATCTCTTACTAAAAAACTCTTACCTGTATCACGCCTACCAATGAATACTACCACAGGACCATTGCTTTCTTCGGGTTTGAACGTAATGTTTTTCATATCGAATTTTTTTAGTTCTAGGTTCATTAGCATTCTTTTAGAATAAAAAAAAATAGTAATTACGCAACAAATATATATATTTTTTATATTTTTATCTATATTACTGAATGTTTACACTTAATTATGTAAAAAACAAAAATGCTCATATCTTGGCATCTTTAGACGATATCTCTAAAATACAAAATTATGTTCCCCTGTATAAAGAGTTTTTTTCATTAAATGACACAAATTATGATAGTATTAACCTTAATCATAAATTTCACATCACAGAATTTGTTAAAAGGGAAAGTGAAAATAACTATATTTGCACCGTAAAAGATAATAAACAAAGCAAGAAAGTATCCTCTTTTTTTAAATTTTCCCCTTTAATTGATCCTATTAAGTTTATGGCGGGAAAATATAAGAAGAAGATTGTTGATACTTTACCATCTTTAGAAAATAGTGATTGTCTTTCCAAGGTAAAAAATCCGAATAATGCTGCCTATGTGGATAGTTTTTTTTCCTTTTTGACGAGCCAAATATTACATACCCATGGTTTTTACCATGGTGTGGACTTTTATGGATCTTTTTTAGCAATTAAGGGAAATTTTCATTATAATGTTGCCGATGACATGGATTATCTATGTGAATCAAATTTTTTTCATAAAAATAAAGGAGACAAATTCAAGATTGATAGTGCTTATGAAGATATCTTTTTTAATTTCAATACAAGAAATTATAAGAAGCGACTTACATTGGGAGATAGTTTAAAGAAATTGCCCGAAAATCCCGAACGTATCAGTGAAGCTCATTTTGATGAAGTATTTATTCAACGAGAAACCACAACCGATGGATCGCAGAATTTAATTTTTCAATATGATATCTCCAGTAATAATCATAATACCACTTCTTCTACAAAGAGTTCTTCGTGCTCTTCACGATCTTCACATACATCAAGTGGATCACAGGGTTCTTATCAGGATTCGCATGAAACTGAAGAGACAGAGGGACATATGAGCGAATACTCATCCAGCAATCATTCTTTGTCTACGGCTTCTGACGATGTCATTGAAGCTGTTATACAACAATTTCCTGTCCAAATAATTTGTCTGGAAGCTTTAGATAATACTTTGGATAAAATTTTAGATAATTTAGACATGGAAGAATGGCGGGCGTGCCTTTTTCAGATTATTATGTCTCTCGTGGTTTACCAGAAAATGTTTGATTTAACGCACAATGATTTGCACACCAATAATATTATGTTTAAGAAAACAGATAAGACCTATCTATGTTATCGCTATAATGAAAAATTCTACAAAGTGCCTACCTATGGGCGCATCTATAAAATTATTGATTTTGGGAGAGCCATTTATAAGTATAAAGGAAAGCGTATATGTAGTGACAGTTTTCATGCAAAGGGAGATGCTGCTACCCAATACAATTGTGAACCTTATATGAATAAAAAGAAACCCCGATTGGATCCAAACCCTAGTTTTGATTTGTGTCGCCTTGGCTGTTCTCTCTATGATTTCTTTGCTCCCGATGAAGAACCCGAAGAAGACGAGCTTCCGGATCCCATTACAAAATTGGTGGAGCGATGGTGTACGGACGACCGGGGACGCAATATATTATACAAAGCGAATGGCGAAGAGCGGTATCCAGAATTCAAACTTTATAAAATGATTGCCCGGACGGTGCATCATTGCCCTCCGGAAAAAGAGATCCAAAATTCTATCTTTAACAAATATATCGTCAGAAGAAAGAAAATAAAGAAATCAAAAGTATTTAACGTTGATACAGTGCCATCGTATATTAATTAATCTTTTTGGATATTAATGAGAATTATATTGCAGAAATTTGGTGAACGCATTTTATATGGTTTTGGTTTTGGTTTAGGTATGGGGCTTTCTTTTAAATTATTTCGAAAACCTTACAAGGATATGGTAAGAGATGATAAATTAAAATAGTTATTTTAAGTGAGAAATAACTATTTAACGACGTTTTGTGCGCTTCTTTTTGCGCCGGCGCTTCTTTTTGCGTGTGTGCTTTTTGCGGCGCCGTTTCTTTTTGCGTGTGCGTTTCTTTTTGCGGCGGCGTTTTCTTTTTGTTCGTTTGCGTTTCTTTTTGCGGCGGCGTTTTCTTTTTGTTCGTTTGCGTCCTCCGCCCCATCCGTACCCATCGTAATCGTCACTATTGTCACTATCGTCATCGTCACTTTCTCCCCCCCAAGGCGCGGCGCCGCCCGGCGGCGGCGCACCAATTCTGGAGGACCCGGCACCTGCTCCGCGCCTTGCCCTATCGTCGTCGTCACTATCGTCACCGGCACCTCCACCCCCTCCACCCCCTCCTCCCCCACCCTCTCCCCCCTTCTCTTTCGCTCTCCGCATCTCCGCCGCCGCCACCTCCGCCGTTTCCGTCAATTTTTTCAAATAATCCTCACAAATT